AATAAAATTATTTTTTATAACTTATTGTTTTATAACTATTATTTATTTATTTTTTATATAATTTTTCTACTGTATCTGCGTAGTTCTTCCAGAATGATTTTGCATCTTCAAAAGCATCTGCATAGAACTTAGTCCAGTAGTTTTTAATATCAGTATAGTTTAACATAATATTCTCCATTGGTTAATGAAGGGTATATAGGTTAAATTATTATATTTTCAATATGGCTTTGATAGATTCAATAGCTTTACTGATTTCATCTTTATAAGCATAACCAATGAAACCTCCAGCTAGTAAACCAATAATAAGTGTAATCATATTATTTCCTATTTAGTTGTGTCATGAACATACCATGATACTCGGTAGAACCCAAGTGTGTAATTGGTGTACTCAGATCTGTCCAGATCTCAAAGCCACACTCTTCAGCTAATCTACAGAAGTAATAGTCTTCAGATAAGAATCTATTCACACCATCTTTCTCTTTATAGATTCCTACAGGAAAGAAATCATACGCATTATCTGATCCTTCTATTCCTGTTCTTAGATCTGGTTTGTATTTAAGATTAGGAAACTTATCCATGATAGTATTAAACACCTCACGTTTAATTAACATGAAACCTGTGGCACTTTCCTTTACCCTTGCGAATCCCTGTTTAAATTCTGTGTTAGGATATAGATTAACATTGAACTGCAAAAGATAATCACGCATAAGTTTTTCATCTATATCTGTATTCTTCTTGATACGATCTAGTAATTGCTGCCAGTAAAAACCTTTGACAGGATAGGTGCAGGTAACAACTTCTTTATTAAACTCTATAACTCTTAACAAGTTCTGTAATGTGAATCCAATATCAGCATCAATAAATAATAAATGCGTACCATTAAATTCTTTATTATCTAAGAACTTAGTTACAAACTTATTTCTAGCACGATTGATTAAAGATTCAGTTGGTAAGGTTTCTATTCTAATATTGTGTCCCATATCATTTAAAGGTTTGATGCAATTAAATAATGAATGGAATGTTAGATTGGAAATATTTCCACCATAACACGGAATTGCTATTAGAATATTCATAACCCTTTTTACGTTATTTATATATTACTCTATATTAACTTTTTTTGTAGTTCTTCTAATTGTTTTTGTAACTGTTCTAAAGTAAGTGCAGGTTTAGCAGGAGTTATAATTTCAATTCCTTCAGGTTGTGGTATTGTATAATCATCAGCAACTTCCTCAACTGTAACTTCTCCAGTAACTACTGTTTGGTAAGAAGCACCATCACAAATATAACCATTTGCTACTTGCTCAACATTATTGAACACACCGAATATTCCACCGTTTTGATCTTTTAATATTTTTTTCATATTTTTATCCGCCTATGTATTTTACTATTGTTGTAAATAATGTAGATGAACCATTATTATTTGTAATTACAGCAAGAGTGTTTGTATCTAATTCTATAACTTGTGCTCCTTTATTTAAACCATCTAAAAGAACTGATTTACTTAATGATTGGCTACATTTCATTGCCATGTGATTTCCATCTTTTTTAAAAAGATATAAACTATTTATAGTATACAAATGAGAAATAGCATAATCTCCATTATTAAAATTTGCATTAATCATCATATAATAAATAGTGGAAAAATTATTATAAAAAGCAAAAAGTCTATCTGAAACGTGAGTTACTGTAGTTCCTGAAACTGTATATTTAACACTACCATAAACACCATAAACAATAAAATTTGTAGAATCAATTTGATTAATAAAATTTCCATAACCAAGATAACTGGTAATAAGTGTAGAAGTTGTATTTGCTGTGTTATATACTGGTGCACTTGTTCCGCTTATTGTTATAATTCTAGCTATAGTATATATTGACGAAGAAGCTGGGTAAGCCATAAAAAGTTCTGTATCACTAATTCTATTAATTTTTGGACCTGTTTCATCATTTTCCGTTGTTATTGAAGTTGATGAAATTGTACCAATAGTCGGTGCAGAACCACTATTATATTGAATAGTTCTTAATTTAAAAGTAGTGGCAGCTGATCTTTCACTAAAAGCAATTAATGTAGAAGTAACCTTTATAGGTTTAGCAAACTGCAAAACAGTAGTTGTAGAAATACCAAAAGTTGAACTTGTTGTTCCAACAGTAATAGTTGAACCTGATAAACTAAATGGAACAGCAACACAATTTGATGTTCTGGAAACTAATAAAATACCTGTTGTTGAACTTGTAAGACATACAGAAGCACCTAATGATGCTGTACTTGAACCATTATATAATAATGTTTCTGAATTTACTGTTATTGTTGTGCCAGAATAAGAAATAACTCTACCATAAACATCTCTATTAGATGTGCCTTTATGATAAATTACAAAAAAACTAGAAGTATCAATTTTATCTATTGAAAATCCAATTTGCCATTGATTGCCAAAATAACCAGTTGATATACCTGTGGTTGCTTCAACTGTTGCAAATGGTAAAGAAACAAGATTAAATGGTGCTGACTGAGTAACAGTGCCAGTTATAGTAGAGTTAGTTACATCGCTAGCAAAAATTCCATCACTTGTTGAATTTGAAAGTAAAGTTAATTCAATAGAACTTGTTGGTTCAACTGTCGTTAAAATATAACCACTATTATTTTTAATACTAAATGGAAATAATCCAGTATTTACTATAACAAAAATTGGAAAACCTTTTGTTGTTAAAGTTGTGGCATCAGGAAGAATAACTGATTTATCTGCGGCAGTCATTTCAACACTTTGAGCTTGAGTAGAAGCACTTGTTAATGTTATATCAACAGCAGAAGAAGTTATTGTACCACCAGAAAAACCTGCACTAGGAGTTACAAAAGATAAATTTCCTGAACCATCTGTTTTAAGAAGTTGGTTAGCAGTACCATCAGCAGTTGGATAAGATAAACCATCTAATTTAACAACACCTGATCCATTAGGAGTTATTTCTATATTACCATTAGTACCATCAAATATTTTAACAGTTCCAGAATTAGATCCAGAGTTTGTGCTAATAGTTATATCACCAGTACCATCTGTTGTAAGAATAGCATCAGTATTAGCATCACCTATTTTAACTGTATCAGCAGATAATACTACATCTCCAGTTCCATTAGGTTGTAAAGTAATATTACCATTTGAAGTTGATGTAATTGAATTTCCATTAACATCTAATGAACCACCAAGTTGTGGAGTTGTGTCTTGTACTAAATCTGTAATACCACCTGAAGTAATAGATACCCAAGCAGAACCTGTGTAGTATTTTAAAACAGTACCTACTGAATTGTAATATAAATCTCCTGCTGTTAAAGCATCACCATCATTATCTAATGTTGGATCTGCAGTTTTAGATCCTAAATAAACATCATCAAAGTTATCAGCTGCTGCTAGAGCTGCATCTCTTGCAGCATTAGCCGCATTTGCAGAATTACTAGCAGTGTTAGCAAAGTTACTAGAATTGTTAGAAAAGTTACTAGAGTTAGCTGCATGGTTACTAGATGTATTAGCGAAGTTACTAGAGTTAGCAGAATGATTAGATGAATTACTTGCATGATTGCTAGAAGCATTGGCAAAGTTTGAACTGTTTGCCGCATGGTTTGAACTGTTGTTTGCGAAGTTAGATGAATTGGCAGAATGATTACTAGAAGCATTTGCACTATTAGAGCTATTGTTAGCAAAGTTGCTAGAATTTGATGCGTGGTTAGCTGATGTGTTAGCACTATTGCTAGAATTGTTTGCAAAATTACTTGAGTTACTAGAATGATTTGATGCTGAGTTTGCACTGTTACTAGAATTGTTTGCAAAGTTAGAACTATTTGCTGCAGAATTTGCAGAAGCATTAGCGTTAGCACTTACACTAGCTTCAGAATTAGCTGCATTAGATGCAGAGTTAGAAGCATTGTTTGCAAAATTAGAACTATTTGCAGAATGATTAGCAGATGTATTAGCTGAGTTAGATGAGTTGTTAGCAAAATTAGAACTGTTAGATGCAGAGTTCGCAGCTGCATTCGCACTGTTCGTTGCAGATTGTGCATCAACAATTAAATCCCATTTAGCTACATCAGTATTAGAACTGATAGGAGTAGAACCTGTAGATGTGTGAGTTGTGTTACAAAGATATACATTATTGTTAGATGAATCTTTTACAATATCCCTAGCATTAAAAGTAACACCAGAACTCCATGAGCCTCTATTAGTTCCAAGCTCTTGTGTAACTGATAATTCACCATTAGTATCAAATGCTAGAATTTTATTAGCACGAGCAGATGCACCAACAGTAAACTCTGTAGATGTCATTGTATTTGTTTTAGATAATTTTAAAGATCTTGTTACTTCTTCTTGTAACTGTTGAATTGCCATTGTTGCTCTGTCTAAACCTTCTTCATGAGATTCAGCAGGGAATGGATCGTTAGCGATATAATCTATTGCTTGTGTTTGTGGAATGTTACGTCTTAATACAACTGTCTGAGTTGATGTTGGAATATTACCTGATGTAAATATAACTGATCCACCACCAGAGTTACCAGCACCTGTTACAGTATAGTGAGTTGTAATTGTTTTAGTTGTTTCAGTTCCATCAGTAGAACGAATGATGACTTGAATATCTGAGTCTTGGAATATCTTGAATGTGTATGAGAAAGTAGTTGTAGAGTTATCACCACTATAACTGTTTCTAACTGTAGTTGAAGATATTGTCATGGTTTGTCTATATTAAATTATGTTGTTAATGTCTATCATATTATTCTGAATATTTTGGTAAATCAGATTCATCAATCATATGTTCTAATACGTTTCTTATTCCTAACATATTTTGAAAAGGTAATATTCTTAAAACATTATAAAGATCTGTTTTACTTAAATTATAATCATCTTGAGAAATGCTTGAAGCAACACCTTTATATGCAGAAGCAGCATTATTAAATAAAGAAACAGTAGGATTTCCAGTCCACAAATTTATATCTAATCCAGATGTTCTATAATTAAATATAGGATCATATCCATTTACATATCTTAGTGCATCTACAGCTGGTGGAATAATAGTTGAATATGTAGATCTTTGGAAAGTTGCTTTTGCAATTGATGTTGGATCTAATCTTTTTTCTAAAAATGATTGTTTTTCTGAAGAACCTTTTCCTAAGGATTGAGCATATGTTTGAGCAATATAAGCTAAACTTGAAAAAAACATTGTTCCAAAAAATGCTGTAAAGAAATTTAAATCACGCATATGTAATCCATGTAGTAATTGTTTTGAATAAGCAACAGATACAAATGTTCTAAATTGCATTAATGTTTTTCCAAGAGTAGAATCAGCTAACTTCAAATAACCAATTACTTCTCCATAATTATTTTCTTGAATAATTCTAGACAAACGTCTTCCCATATTTAATGAAAGTTTATTTGCAAGATCTTGATCTTGCCAATCATCAATATTTAATCTTCTTATTCTTCTTCCTGTTAATCCACCTTCAATAAATGTAGAATATTTTTTTATACTGTCAAAAATTTTAGTTAAATCTTCATTAGTAAAACCAGTATTATTATATCTTCTTATATCTTTTGTTGTTAAAGGAAGTTCTCCAGTTGCGTGTTTAGCTAATTTATTAAATGCAATGGTTGTTGCCAATCTTTTAGATAAAGTATCTACAGCATAAAATCCTGATCCATCAGAAGTTATCTCAGAAAACAAATCTAATGCTTTTTCTGCACCACCAACTCTTTTGTTAATACCAGCAAAATCATCTGTTCTGTTTAAAATAGAACTTGTTAATCTATTTGATCCTGTGCCAGAAACAAATGTTTCCATTTCATCTAAAAATTCATCTGAAAGTTTTCCATCTTTTGCTCTTTGAACTAATTTTTTCCATTGTGGAATATATCTTGCATACATAACAATACCACCTTCTCCTAAAATGTTTCCATGATCTGGAATTTGAGAAAAACCTAATTGATTAAATACGTTTGCATAATTATATTTTCTTAAATTTCTAGCAATTAAAGCTGTACCAGAATTAATATCTGTTTCAGTTGGTATTCCTATTATATTTTTATAAATTGTATCTATAATATTTAATTCTCTATTTATTCTTGCACTTCCTAATACTGATTTATAAGCATTACTAACTTCTGGTAAATCATAACCTTTTTTTGCTGCATTTAAAATTTTTGAATAATCAGAAATAGATTTAATTCCAACTCTTGCAAGAGCAATATGACCAGACATTTGATGTAAATAAGAACCAATTATTCCTTCAACATTATTATCTAATAAATCAGAAATTCTTAATGTTATTCCATTAATATTTTCTTGATGCAACTCATCAAAAGAAGCTCTTCTTCTTAATCTTGTTGGAACATTAGATTTATTAACTTTAATTAAAGTTTTAATTAAATCATTAATTTCAGAATCTGATAATGATGTTGTTTCTTTTACTAATTCTCTTAATTCTAATTCATCAGAAGTTTTTAAAATACGATCAATAGAAATACCATCACCATATTTTGATTTCTTAATCATTCTTAAAATATGTTCAGCAAGTTTTAATCCATCTTCATCTGAAAGATTTTTAGAACCTTTTACTAAAGAATTTTTTAAGAATTTAATAAGATTAGGTTCTCCAATTAATTCTGTATATTCTTGTAATTTTGATAACATCCATTTTCTTGGAAAGTAATTTGGATTATCTATAATATCAGCTGCACCTATAACATTATCTTTTTTTAAATCATCTAAAACTTTTTTAAGAACTTGTTTAGTAGATACTGCTGCTTTTTGTACGCTTGGATTATCAATAACCTCTCCTCTTATTGCACGACCAACTAAATTAGAAAATTCAGTTTGATTTTTATAATTTATTCTTTTAAAAAAAACTTTTTTAGAATCTAAAAATTCATTTAATGCTGGTCTATATCCTCTATAAAACTCTGTTTCTTTTGTTTTATAATAGTTTTTTTTATGTATATCTGCTGTTGGTATAGCGGTAGAATAATCTTTATTGCCAACTGGTTCTTCAGCTAACTTTTCATATAACGATCTTATTAAAGGATTATCAGATCTTCTTCCAATAGATGACTTATCAATTCTTGGTAAAAAAAGAGGATTAGCAACATCAGGAGTTTCTTTAATTCTATTAAAAAAACTTTCTAATAATTCATCTCCTTTAATAATTTCTTCACTTTTTGTTTTAGCTATATCCTGATCTTGTAAGTATTGTTTTTTATTACCTAAAATAAATTTAGTATGTAATTTATTTGATTCGTCTATTTCATCTGTATTTCTATTAATATCTAAGTATTTAGTTTGTTTAAAATACCTTTCTCCATCTGGAGTAATTTTGTAACCATCATTCTCTAATCCTCTTCTTTCAATTGATTTTCCAAATGATACAGATTTTGCATCAAACCTATCTATTATAGGATGTTTGGGTGCTAAGAATCTAGTAAGTCCAGCAGTAATTGTGCCACCTAAAGCCATTGCTACAGCAAGATCTTCTGCATCTCTAGTTGGATCTTCAATGATTGTTGGAGCTGTAATTAAAGCAGCTTGACCAGCACCAACTGCTCCTGCTCTAATATATTTTGAAATACGAGAAGCTCTATTTGCATATATATATGGTCTAGCTAAACCAAATGTAACTGTGTCTGCTGCTATTGCACCAGGATCAAGTAAAGCAGATGCGGCACTTAAACCAAATCCAGTCCATCCTAATGTTGCTAGTTTTTTATTATTTTCTTGAGCATCTAATATTCTTCTTTTAATTTGATATGCGTTTTCTAAAGAACTTGCGTTACCAAATTCATCCCAATAATCCTCTTCAACTCCATCGGTAACATCTTTAAATGTTTCTTCTGTAAATTGAAAATTAAAATCTGGCTGTAAACTTTCTTTACTAGCCATTCTAAATAAAGATGGAATAAGCTGATCTTGTAATGCAATGTAAGCACCTTCTGTTAAACTAATTTTTTCTTCTTCTGATTTTGCTTTTATTATCTCTTCATCTTTAGTTGATAGATAATCTGTACTAACAATTAAATTATTTAAATTTTCAGAAGACATATTATGGCATTAAACTTTTAAATTCTTCTTCTCTTATTAATCGTTCTTTTGTTTTAATTTGAGATTCCATAACTTTTTTAGTTATTTTTTCTGTTTTTGTTGAAGACATTTCTTTTTTTAAATTAACCATTTGATTATAATTAAATATTAATGGAACTCCATCATCTGTATAATATGTGTGCATTTGAGTTCTATGATAAATATTAAATGTTCCAGATCCAGTATGTTTTAAATAAAAATCTTTAGGATCTTCATCTGGTGTATATTTTTTAATAATATATTCTTTTGTTGCTTTTATTTCCTCTAAACCACCAATTGCTTTAAATGGGTGAATATCTCTTTTTAAATAACCATAATTATCTATTTTAATTACATCTTTTTTTATATCTTGTCTTACTTGTTCTTGTGCTTTAGTTGGATCAATTCCATTTGCTGTATATAAATCAAACAAAGATTCGCTGTAAGATAATATATCTGATATATTTGATGCTTTTGTACTTTCAAAATCTGATCTAATATTTATTAAAGCAAGTTCTCTTTGTCTTTGATAAAGAGGTAAATTAGATAATTTTATAGCTTTATCTTTAGCATTAACTGCCATTTCATATGCTTCTGATTTTTCCTTACCAAGTATTTTTCTTGCAGCTAAATAACTTCTGTAAAATTTTAATTCTTCATTTGTAGTATATTCATCTAATCTTCCTTCTTGATCAGCAGCGTCAGCAATATCTAGTGCTTTTAATGTCTGTGTTGTTGGTTTTCCTTTAATTGCACCACTTGCTACTCCTTGTTTTAATGTTGATTGATATGATGGAGCTAGTCTTCCAACTCCTTTAAAAGCATTATCTACTTCAACAAATACTTGAGCTTCTGATTTTTCTGGAGAAGATACTTTTTGTATTGCAATTCTTTCAACATTTTCTAAATTATCTTTTGTATCTGCATCAGTTCCTATTAATGGATCATTACCTTTAATAAATTGATCATATATAATTATACCATCAGAAATTTTTTTAGAACTATCTTGAGCTTGTAATATTAATTGACTTTTTAAATTTAAATCTGCATTTTTATATAATTCTGGATTTTCTTTTACTTTTTGTAAAAAAGAAATTGGATTTTTTGAGTCTTGAACCATTGCAAAAGTATCTATTATTTTAAACTTTTCATCTAATTTAATTTTTTTAGTATATGGATCTCCCATATATTTATTGTTTACATATTCTGCAGATTCATTGTATGCCTGTCCAGATTCTATAAAATTTGGTATTGTACCCATTTTTGAAACTAAACCAGAATCCCAATCCTTATCAACTCTTTCTGCATTTATTTCCATTGCTTTTCTTGAAGATTGAATCGTTGCTAAATTTAATTGTGAAAGATTTGCACCTAATTTTGCAGATACAGCTCTTTGAACAAATTTATTTTCATTAGAAAGATTTTCGCTAATAAAGTTATTTATAACTTGTGATCCTTCTCTATTAAATCCATCTGCAGCTTCAGTTGGAAAAGGATTGTTTTTATATTTATCATATACTTCATATAATTTTGGTAATGCTTTATTTTGATAATCAATAGATTTTAATTTAGCTTCTTCTTCTTGTTCTTTTACATAATAATTTGCAATTGCCGAACCAACTTTTGTTAAAGATGTTTCTAGTGGCATTTGTAAATTAGATTTAACTCCACCAACTTCTGCTGTTGGTCTTCCTTGTGATTCAAATGTAGGTATCTTTGGCATTATTGATTCCTTGATCTGTTTGCTGATTTAGATTGTACTCTTAAATTACTCATAGTGTTGTTTCTTGGGTTTCTGTCTTTGTGATCCACATCTTTACCAAGTAAACTGTTTCCATATTTTTTCTTTAACATTCTTCTAGCACCATTTCTACCTGCTCTATCTTTCTTTTGATCTGATTTAGAATGATAATTGTTATATTCTTTTTTATAATCTCTTGGCATATATTATTAATAATCTGTGTAAATTCTATCTCCAGCTTGTGGTCCAGTTTTTGATCCAAATCCACCGCTTACAGAAAGTAAACTTGTTCCTGTTTGCATTAATGTACCTATCTGTGCAGATCTTGCTTGTTGTCTAGCAACTTGTCCCTGTATTCTAAAAAAATTTGCTTCCTCAAACTTTTTTGCTTGACCAATTTTAGAATTATATTCCATAATATTTTTTTCAATTTCACTTTGTTCAACATTGGCTCTTAATACTCTTAAACCTGTTCCAGATAAATCTGCACCAGTCTTTGCAATTCTAGTTGTAGTTTGTCCCTGTAATTGTTGAAACCTTTGATCAAATCTAGCTATATCAAATTCTAATTGTTTTTCCATTTGAGCAGCTTCTTGCTCTGCGATTTGTGCATTACGATTTTGAACTGATTGATTATATTTACCTGCAGCACCTTGTTGTTGATATTGTGCTACGCCTAAACCACCGACTGCTACTAAAGCTGCTGTTTCTAGTCCCATTAGTAAATCCTCGCCATTCTATAATGATCAGAACCATCAAAGCCATAGTGCTTCATTAATCCTTCATTAGTAAATCCTAACCACTTAGCAAATCTAATTCCAATTCCAAAGTCTGCACGAACTGCTGTTTGTAATCTTTTAATATTATTAGATGTTGCAAGATAATCTATGTTTTGCTTTACAGCTTTTGCAATCGTTATTGGATAATTCCAAACATCATTCTTAGCAATAAACCAACCCTCAGCTACATTACCCCATATTCTTTTCATACCAGCTGCTGCAATAACCTTATCATTAATTAATCCTGTAAATGCTAAATGCTCTTGTTCTAAATCCATACATTCTTTATTGTTATCATTAATAATAAATGATGCGTCTTTTTGTGTAAGCATGTGATTCATTTGTGATTGCATTATCAGTTTGCCATGATCTTGTTTATAAGGAATTATAATTAATTTATTAACCATCATTTGTAATCAATTCTGGGTATAACGATAAAACTGTTAAAGGTAAAGGTTGAGTTTGACGTACAAATATAAAACCATCAGTTTCATAGTTGCCTCTAAACTCTACTTCCTTATCACCTGTAAATACTGGGATAGCTTGATCCATAGGATTAGCAGAAGATCTAAATGGTATTTCTTCCATATTAGATAAGTTTGGACCAACCTCTACACCAATAGATTCATATAATCTAATAGAAACATTAAATATTCTTTTTGTCTTAGCTTGAGATGTACCATTCTGTGAACCAGCATCTAATCTCATAGTTTGTAATATGGATGTGTAAGATAAACCCACTTTAACTTTAGTTGATGATCTTGCTAAAGTAATAGATCCATTAGTTACTGTTCTATCTGGATGTGTTGAACCATTTGCAAGAACAGATACAACTTGTCCCTCAAGATGATCTAAACCAGAAATTGTAGTAGTTGCAGATCCATCATAAGCAAGTTGTGAATCTAAGAAATTAAATTCTGTATTATCATCTTCATCAAAATCAAATTGATTTAAGTATTCTACATAACGTCTTGTAACACCATTAATGGTACGTTTAACAATAACCCAAGATTGATATTCTTTATCATCTGTAGGAATGGTTGCTATGGATTCGCATACTGCAATACCTGTACTAAATGCACCACCAAATATATGTTGATGCCAAGCAACAACTTGTTGTTCTCTTTGGTAAGTTAAACAAACTAATCTACCATCTTCTCTTACACACCAAATAAGTTGATTAGGTTCTTGTTGGTAAGACATAGATTTAATTCCAGATTCTGAAATATGCTCAGCAAGAATAGTCATGTCAGGTGCAACATAACCATCAACATCAAAGTTATAAGCTAGTTCTCTAATCTTTCTTTTAGCACGTTGTAAAAATAGAGTTACGTTACCTACTGGAATAGCATCTATATTTGCACAACCATGGTTAGATTGTTTCTTAATAAGAATGTTTGTTGGAGTTACAGGATCATCTGTACCACCACCTGATACTGAAAACTCACCACCTACTGTACCAACAATAAGTGTTCGTGTTGATGATAAGAAACGAATAGCATTAACTTGGTTAGATGCGATTGTATAAATGATTGCATCATCATCAGCTATAGTGCCACCTCTATTCTCATCCATATTTTCATAATCACCTGATTTAGAAAAGAATAATGTTTGGGGTTGATCTGTTGTACCAGCAAATACTAATCGTTGTTCAAAGAAAGATACACAAGAAGGATAACCTGTAGTATCTGACCAAGCTCCTAATGCCCAGTCAGTAGATGCAGAACCAGAATTAGTATCTTTAATAATAGTCCAAGTAACAGCAGTAGTGCTAGTGAATGCAGTAATCTTTCCATAGCCTTCTCTAAATCGTACTAATCTTCCTACATCCGTTGAAACAAAGGTAGCAGCAGAAGCTGTTAAATCTCTAGCTGTTCCTACAGTATGTGTAGATGAGTTTAAAGTTACTGCTGTAATATTATCATCTAAGTATGGTCCATTAGTAAATTCAACATCTGTAATAGTCCAAGAGGTATGACCAGTTCTTGATAATTTCTTTGGTACATAATCAGGATGACAAATGTACATAACGTCAGCTGATTGTGCAAATTTTAATTCTGCTAAATCTGCAGTTTCATAAGTTGTTGCTAATGTATAAACTCTATTTGCAACACCACCTGATACATAAGTTGTGTAAGAAGTTGTATTAACATTGTTGCCATCTATATCTTGTAAAGCAAATGTATCAGTTGCAACACTTGCTACCTTAAATCTTTTACCATTTACTTGTGTCATTCCTACAACACCAGAAATAACAACAGTATCACCATTAGAGAAACCATGAGCTGTTGCTGTAACAACACCTGGGTTTGCTTTTGTAATTGCTGTGATTGTTTTATTAGCTTCTAAGATTGCACCACTGTCTTTATAGAAACGAATGTAATCATCTCCAAATTCTAAAATGTAAGTTTGTGTTGTTGAAAATTCAAAAGGTATTAATCTTGTAAATGCTGATGATGTTTTAACTTCGGCTACAAATGTTGTACCTGGTCTTCTAGCTGCAGAACCATGAGGATAAACAATCATGTTTTGTAAAGTCTTACAACCAGATGCGTATTTGGCTAGATCATTTCTACCATCTAAACGTGGTGATAATTCTCCACCTGTAAAGTTTGTTAATTGAACAGCAACTCTAGCCATGGTTTTTAAAACCTAGAGTTGATAAACGTATTTGAATCTACTACAGATGCCATACCCATTTCTTGATCTGTATTATATCCTTCTGTTGAATCTACGAATCTAGCATCTTTTAATTTCTCTTGATATAAAGCATACATATTTTGTGCTACTGGATTAGATGATGTTACTGCATAAGCAATATCAGCAGCTAGTGCAGAACTTAATACTTCTCTAAGTAATTCATCATATTCATTAGGATCTTCAACTCTTGATATATATAATATTTTCATAGAAGTAGAATGAGATAAAATCTTTCTACCCTCTACAACATGATCAGATTCATAATCTAAAATTTTAATTAATCTTAAGCAATCTGATGGTAGTGTAAATTGTTTGGTAAATCCCCAAGCTGGTGCTGCTGTATCAGCTGGTAGTTGAGCTCGTTTTAATAAACAGTTCCAAGGATGATGTCTAAATACTGCATCTCTTACATTCAAATATCTAGCATTGCAAAGTCTTGCATTTTTAGAATCCTCTGTAAGTGTTAAGATTGTAGATGCACCTAATTGATTTAAAGCACCATTGCATATTTCTACTATACTTGCCATATTAGTCTTTCTTTACTACAATATTGTATTTTTGCCAAATCTCTTCTTGAGATAAACCTGTTTCATCTTGTTTTTGTTTATTTCTTGAATTAATCTTATTTTGTTTAATAATCTCAACTAATGCGTATCTATAAACATCACTAGATCCATTCCATTCAAAGTGTAATAGATGTTTAGGTTCTGCATAGATTTCTAATAATCTTGGATCAAAATCACTTAGAGTCATTTTTAATAATGTACTTTCTTCTTAATTGTCTTGGTTTAACTTTAGCAAAGATCTCAGCTTCTGTAAGTTCTAAATCTTTATCAAAACCATGATGTGCAGTTGATGTATGTTTAAATCTATCAACTAGAACATAGCGATAGATATAATCTTTATTTTGTAAATGTAAAATGGTTTTTATTTCGTTGGTTTTTTTCATTAGACATAGTGGGGATTTTACTCCCCACTATTAATTAGTTATTAACTATTTCTAGTTAACTGTGTACTCTATAATAAAACTTAGATCACCAGCAGTATCACCAGCCGCAGGAAAAGAAATTCCTACGAAGTAAGTCAAAGCAGGATCAGACGAAAGTCCAGCATCTTGCCAAACTTTTTGTCCCATTTTATTTATATCTCTATTTTCAAATGCAACTTCAGTTCCTGTTTTTACAGCACCTCTTAAGTCTGTAATTGCAGAAGCGTAAGCGTCAGCATCTACCACAGCTAAAGCTGTAGTATATAAACCAACATCAGCAGTGATTACTGTGCTTGAATCTAAATCATCATTATATATTTTAATTGATGAAATAGAAGCATTGCTTGGTATTGGTGCTAACATAACTGTGTCTGAAGCACTTAAATCGCCAGCAGCTAAAGCTATTGTTCCTTGTGCAATCCTTTTTACGCCATGTAATTCTTCGGCAGGATTTAACACTTGAGGAACAGCAACAAAATTAGCTACTAGACTTGTATTTACGTTTGCCATATTTTTATTCTCCTATTGTTAGTATTATTCGTCGCAAGCTATTTCGACAACTTTTTCTTCTTCCATACGAGTAGCACCAATGCTCATAGCGTAATAAACTTGAGTGCTGTACGATTTGTCAGCTCTCTCGTCAATTCTAGCTAGAACATCTTGACCAACCGCTAATTTAATAGCGTCTGATGTGAATGCGTAACATAGTCTGTCGTCAGCGTTAGTTGCGTCAAATGGTAATCTATTGCTAACAATAAATTTAAAACCTAAGAAAGAGTCTATTTGACCCTGTGCTAGTGCTTTAACTGTATTGAAATCGCTAGATGTGATTTGAGTTGTTCCTAATAGATTGCTAATTTGTCTTGGTCCACAAAGGAAGAATCTAGGTAAACTAGGATCAACATCTGCTAAGTCCAATATTTTTTTAGCTTCTAAAAGTTTAGTTATAGTTAAACCATCAGTTTGTTGTGCACTGTATGGTTTCTGTCCAGATGGAAGTGATACAGAAGTAGAACCTGTTTCACCAGTGTATGAAGTACCACCTAAAGCAGCGATTACTACATCATCCATAGCTCTTCCCATAGCAGCAGCCGCAGCTTTTGCATAAGAAGAAGTTGGATCAATTAATAATCTAACTTTGTCTGCATTGTCTATTAGATCAGCCCACTCGTAATCTGCAAGACTTACTCGTCTTCTTGAGTGTGGTGTATCTAATTGTGGAGTATCAGCGTGTCTAGATGTTCTTAATTGAGCAGTTGTTTTACCAACTTGATCAAAGAACGCATTCTTTCCTACTACTGACTCAACATCCACAACTCCTCTTAGTAATGATCCCATTTGCTGAGATAACATTTGTACGTTTGAACTGTACTGCTGTACAAAAGCAGTTGTTATTTGATTTGACATAGTGTCATTTCCTTTTGTTAAGTTAAGTTTAAGTTTATTTCAGAAAGTTCCCCATCATTGATAGGCTATCTTGCATTTAACGACTGTTAGTCGGTTGTCTTTCCAACAGGCAACGTAAGGTTCTAATAGAATTGTCTTACAATTTCTAAGAAGATTTAATTAAAAATCTCCCTAGAAATCGCAATACATTAATTTTGAATTGATTGCAATAAGATTATTGAGATAGCTTTTATTGCAAGCAATAAATTAATAGCCTATTGGCTAAGCATTTCTCTTAATGCAAGCACCTGATTTACTACTTTATTATGACTTGGATGATTCTTGTTCCAATATGGACCATTTTTATCAGTAGTTAGATCGTCAATTTCTTTTTCTACATCTCTACCTTGAAGAATATTTTCGGCTTCTGTACCGATAATTTTATCTTCAGATAAGAGATTAGCAATATTAGCAAATGCTTTAATAATCTTTGGATTATCACCTAATCTAGATCCATCTCTTAATTGAGTATCAAGAAGTTCTGGTTCTAAATAAGTTTGAGCAACATTTGCAGCTTTTCTCAAGTTGTCATCGTATGCTCTTCCCCATTCTGATCTTAAAGCATTAGTAGCTTCAGCTTGTGCAGTTTCCATATTCACTGACATTTCTTTTGCTGAGCCTTCTAATGTTGATTTATAAAACTCTAATATGCCTTGAGCTTGTTTATTATTTAAACCTAGCTTGTGAGCATTTTGTGCGAATCCTTTGATTACTTTTTCATCAACAGGAGCAACATCAGTTTTAAATTCTAATTTATAATTATCAGCAGTTTCTGGTCTGCCTAATTTATTATAAACTTCATTCCACTGTTCATCTGTAGCAGTCTTTCCTGGTAGAGGAATCTTATCAGTTCCAATCATAGATACTGCATTGATGTAGCTTTTAGCTAACGCATCTAATTCAGTAAATTTTTCTATGTTTGGATTTGATCTATACTCTTCAGAGATCGCTTCTTTCCAAGTCTTGCCAGAAGATGGTTGAGTTGGTTGTTGTGTTGAGCTTAGTATTGGTTGTGATGTTTCCTGTGTACTTTGTGTTGTTGCACTTGTAACAGGCTGAGTTCCCTCAGTTGTCTGTACTTGTTCTAACATTTTATTTTCCTTTTAGTTTATCATTTAGCAGCATGTTTTTAATAAATAGAAGAACGCTGCGTTGTCCCTCCATATATGCACTTTCATGGCTATCACCTCTTATGTTGGTGGTAACATTATAGTGGCATCTCTTTTCTAAATCTGCCATGACAATCTTGCCATCATCAGATTCAAAAACCATTTTATAATATTCTTTTAATTTATTTATTTGTTCTTCCATTTATTTTCCTTTCGTTTGTTATTCTTGTGGTGCTACTAAAGCTCTAGCCTCCTCAGGTAATGCCTTGGCAAGTGGTGCTACAGCTCCACCAGCTTGTGCAATTTGTTGCATTTGTTGCATTTGCATTTGTTGATCTTGTTGTTGTTGTTTCTGTTGTCTAATCGCATTAACTTCTGCTTTAGAGTTTAATACTTTAGCAGGAACTCCAACAATATCAGCTAAGTGTGTTACTAAATTATCAATATTGATATGATCAAATACTGGTGATACTTGTGCAAGTGATCCAAATATTTCTATAGCTCTCATAATAGATTGTAGTTCAGAAGATCTTTGTGCTTTAGCAAGTGGTGATACATATTCAATTTGAATATCTACACCTGATAAAAAATCTGGTGCTGGTTTAAATAATTTCTTTCTAAGTAATATTGCAAAAGTTCTATCAATTAATGGTCTTAATAATTCTGATTGTAATCTTCCTAGAACTGGACCAAGTAATCTCATCTTCTCTTCGTTACGTTGTACAACTTCTGTTGCAGTCATTTGTGGACCAGATTGCATCATTAATTGATTTACATAAAACGTATCTCTAATAGCATTTCTTCTTTGCTCTTCCATGTTTAAACCTAATGGATTATTTGCACCAATGTTTAATGGTTCAATTCTATCTCTAGTTCCTGCTCTGTAGAAATTTAAACCACCTGGTACTGTTCTTACTGGTAAAATAAATCCATCGTCAGGAACTAATAAAGGAGGATCAACTTGTTTTTGAGCTGCTTTGATTGTCGTCTTAGACATTTCATTTAACATCTTTACATCTGGCAATGCAGTCATTGCAGGTGATCTTCCATAAATTTCAAATGATGCTTTTAAATAACGTGGTACTACATAAGGGAACTCATTAAATCCTGATTGAGATATTTCGTGTTTGTTTTCTGGTTCAATATAACAAGATGCAAATGGCATATTCTTGTTATCTTTTTTTCTAGGATCGTAATTCTCTCTTGGATATACAACGTGAAGAATTGTAATTTCTTCATAAGGATCTTTTAATGCAATACCTCTAGTTGTTTTAGAAACATTCTTTTCGCCAAATTGCATTATACATGCACGAGCTGTTAATTTAAATTTTCTAAATACTGTATCTACTTTTCCTTTATTGTTTTCTGATATGTAAACTTCACCAATGTGTCTTGTAGAAAATCTAACAATATCTTCTTCATCATCTTCAATATACATTGCTGCTGTACCGAAAGTAATTAAATCGTGATATAGTTCAAATATTTCTTGTTGAAAATTAGATCTGTTAAATGCTTCATACATTTTCTCTGTTGAATCTTCTAACCATTCCTTTGCTGCATCTTCATCTATTAAATCTATATTTTTAAATTTTAATGAGAACCAAGGTGTTGCAGGGTTAGTAAGCATGCCATGTAGAGATGCTGATAATAATTCTACAGCATGTAATGGTGATGAATCAAATATTAATTCAGATCGTTTATCGCCTGGTGATCTTCTTTTAGTTACATCTGCTTTTCTTGGCATCATGTAATCTGATACTTCTTGCCAATGCGATTCCCACGTTTGACGTTGTGTTACTAATTTTCCAAATCTCTTTAAGAGATCTTTTACTAAATCGGTTTCACCCATTTATTATCCTAGTAATGTTGGTGTGCCTAAAGTTGCACCTTCTTGAACGCCTGCAGCTCCAGTTAATATAGTTGGAGATCTACCACGTCTTCTTCTTTTAATTCCTGAAGCATCCATATCTGTTGCAGCCGATTGTGATACTACTGCAGTTGTAGGTGCGGCAGCGACTGGTGCAGGTTGTGGTGCAGGAGCAGATGGTTTAGATTTAAAAGGATTTGGAATTGGTCCACCCATATTACATTCCTAACAAAGTTTTTTTCTCTGTCGTTGCTTCTTCAACTAATGGAGATGTTAATATTGTACTTGATCTACCTTTACGTTTTCTAATAATTTCATCTTGCTCAGCTTTTACTTTTGCCTTCTCTGCTTCCGACAGTTCTGCTTTTGGCGGTTCAGGTAAAGGTTGCACTGGTGGCAAACTTGGCATTTTTGGCGATAAGAATCCCATATATAAAAAATCCTATATTATTTTGTACTCACTATCTGCTACACTTTGCGGTGCAGATTGTCTAGTATTTATTTCTTGGATTCCAACAGCCAGATAACGCATAGCATCACAAGCGTGTGAACTCCAATCATGTACAGGCTTAGATCTAAACATTCTGTTTTTATCTATAAACTTCCTATGGTAGTGTCTTAACGCATCTATAAGTTTTTTGCAATGGTCTGTATCAATCCAACATCTAGGTAGTAACATAGTGGTTGCATGGATTCCATCTTCAAATGGAATCTTAGGAACTACTTTAAAATTTACACCTAATTGATAAGCAACCTCACGTCTTGTTTTACCATTACCAAAATCTGTAACTTCAATATCGTGTGGTGCAAAATGATCTTTATAAACATAATCTTTAGTTTGTAACATTTGAACATAATGCGGTAACCCTTGACCACGTTCTTCGTAGTAATCTATTATATTAATTGCTCTTCCCATTTGTTGAAAGAATATAACTGCTGAATGATCTGACACTCCTAGATCCCATGAAGTAGATACAGGTAGTGATGGATCATAAGGAACTCTTGTTAGCTGCCTAGCATCTTCTATCTTAGTTATAACATCTCCATAAACAGCACCTTCTATATTTGCAATCCAATCGCATTCAAATTCTTG